AACACTGAAGATAGCGACACCGAAGGTGTTCGCTAGTCTGGCTGGTTATACCTTTAATTTTAACCGAAACCAAGAACTATGAAAACATATCACATATACGCAAAAATCTACGATGGCGAAAGGCTTCACTCCCGTTTTGATGGAGTGGTCGAGTGGGATGGCCATCTTCTGACAGAATACCAAGAGCTAAAGAAAAAAGTATTTGAATTAGCTGATGCCCCGATTGGAGTTTTGGTTGTTATAAAATCTCTTTCCCTTGTATAACGAAAGAGATATAACATGAGTGAAACGAATTGTAATAATCGACTGGTTCTCTGCTTGTTGGAGTGTGAGACATACTATTGGTCTACGGATGAGCCACTTGGCACGAATATGGACAATATGCAGGACTTCTTTAACCAACTGCCAGAGGGTGTTGAGATAACCCTAGATGATGGAACCTATGCTGAGATCAAATATGAGGGCTTGGAGTATGAGCTGCACGCTTCTGGCGATGGGGATTTTACGCATCACATGGTCGAGATTTCCCTCAAAGAGAACCACTAATTAACGTGTCGAGGGACGAGATCACCGTTCAATAGCAAGTTCAACAGCCCAGTAGGGCGCACACATTATGGAAATAAACACAAGAATCGTTAGCCTCAACTGGATTAACATTGAGGTGAGCTTAGGAAGTACAAAGGTGGATTTAGGTCTGCACGACTTAGACCAAGCCCATCTGATACTGGCAGAGTTAAAGGACTCTGTTGAAAACCTGCAAGAGTGCATCATTAAACTAGAACGCCAAGCCCAGTAGGGCGCACACATTATGAAATACATAAAAGAAAACATCGGAGCATTATCACTTATTACACTTTGCGGATGCATTGGGTACTTTCTAGGCAGCCCTGTTCCGGGCGTAGTAGCTGGGATTACCATCGTGACAGCTGTTACACTTGCCTCCGTTTTACCATAGAACTATGAACGCACCACAGCACGCTATGAAAAACGAGGAAGTGTATGAAACCAAATGCAGCCTATTGCGAGAGGATCTTAATGTTGAAGTTGAAGCAGATGTCATTCGCTTTCGACCAAATCAGTTCCTAAAAGTTGTCATTGGGAACTCAGTTATTATCAATCTACAGTACGAGCCATCCTACCATGGTTACATTGGAACAAAGTCTAAGATGAACTTTTTATCTAAAGGACCAGTTCGTTTGAAATAATAGAAAACAGAATTAATCTCTACCGAACTGGTAGAGATTAATTTGTGCCTAGTTACTAAGTCTGGTAGAAAGTGCAAAACTTTTGTGTTTTAAAAAAAACTATTTGAAGTTTGGAAAAAGCAAATAACTTTTGTGTTTTAAAAAAAACTATTCGAAGTCCGAAGAAAAGTGCAAAACTTCTTGTTCTTAAAAAAAACTATTCGAAGTTTCCAAAAAGCAAATAACTTTTGGTTGTTTAGAAAAACATTCAATTTAGGGGTTTACAGGTGGCTGGGGGGCTGTGGTAACATAACCCTTCTTTCAATAACAACAATAACAATAATAATAATAACATGAAGACAAAACTTACTCTCGAAAGGGAAATGATTGGATATTCTATTTCCAAGAAATGGCTAGATAGCTCGGAGAAATACCTCTCCGGGGACGAAGGCGAAGGTCGCGGCATTAACACTCTTACAAGTTCATTTGATCGTTTTTATGACAATGAGGTTGCCGACGAATCATGCGATCCAGGCAGCGAAGGGTATTGGAAAAAATATGAAGGAGTAAGAGTTAGGAGAGCAATCCTTCGATCAGCAATTGCTCAAGCTAAAGTATTTCTGGCTTCTGGCGACTATCCCAACACCTTGGACTACATTAGAGCCAACTGGATTTAAATCAACACCGCAACCAATAACTAAAGTAAAATATGAACTCATTTAAAACAGAACTTTTTAAGATCTCCTTCGAGATAGAGACTACTGGCCCTTGCGTCATTATTGAAAACATTCAATCCTTTGCTTATACCGAGCTATTTAGTCTAAGCAAACTATGTGAAAACGTACTAGATCTAATGCAAAACGACAAGCTAAGCTCCGACGAGGCTATTCGAATTGTTCACAAGGCGTCTTCCTTCTTCGTTCTAAACGAACGATAACTTTAACATGGCATTACTACAAAAACTAAGATTCGAATCAGAAATCGTATATTCATTTCCAGGCGACCGTATTACCGCGGGGATTTGGATCGGGGATGGTTTAAATGATGTTATAGAAATTAGCGCTATGACTAAGAAAGAAGCTGCGGATAGCTTGTACGATGTTTTAAAGTCAATGGGTTTAATTGATTAGTAATATAGTTAAATTTAGGGGTTTACATGATCCCGGGGGCCTGTGGTAATGTACCTTTTCTTTCAACGATAACAATAATAATAATAATACCAAGATGAGCTACAAAATTAATAAAGAAAAAACTATCGATCGTTTACGCGAGCTAGATTCTACCTTCCCTTTGGAACTAAAAAAGATTCTGGAAGAGAAACACGATCTTCCAGCTGAGCTAGAAAAAATCGTCGACAAGATGGAGCATTTCCAACTTCGACTTACAATTTATAACAACTATGAAGAATCTATTTACGATTTCTTCATTACACACGTCGAGGGATATTCATATCTAACCCATGCCCAATTATTTATTAGTAAGCGTCGTGGCTACACTTGGGAGCTAACGGGTGGAACAGATCGCGTTCGAGGTGAAAAATCCGTTCGCAATCTAAAGGATATGTTTTTTAATCGCTTAGAAGATATTTCCAATAAGAATCCATCCGCTAAGTGGAAGTTTAAAACACGTGCGGAACTAATGAAACCAACCAGCTAAAATCTCAACAACTAATACTAATAATTATGACACTAATGCAAATAATACTTATCCTGATTCAAATCGAATCAGGAGGCAATGATAACGCTATTGGCGACAATGGCTTGGCTTACGGATGCTTACAAATGCATGCTTGCTACGTTCAAGATGCTTCTGAGTTTTCAAAGGAAAAGTGGATTCACAAGGATGCATTTGACCGCGAAGTCTCCATTGACATATTCATGTCCTACATGGCACGCTACGCCACCGAAAAGCGTCTTGGTCGACCGGTAATGGTTGAAGATATTGTAAGGATGCACAACGGCGGTCCAAACGGTTACAAGAGAAAGTCAACTGATGCTTATTGGGCAAAGTTTAGAAAGGCAGCAAAAATATGAGAACAACTTTTACTACAATAGAATACGTCGAAGACGGTATTGAAAAAGAGGGTGGTTTAACCATTCATTGGACTTGCGAAGAGTGCGAGTGTACTACAACGTTTGGCGAGTCAGCTACTACCGAGTACTGGGAGGAGCACCACCCAGAGTCAGTTATCTTGGATGACAAAGAAGAATGGAATATTCACGAAGAGTACGAGTCTAAGCCATGGCATTATGCATTCTTGGGGTTACTATACAAAGGGGAGATTATTTATGAGTAAAAATCCTAAATACAACTTTGCAATTTCCTACGCTAATCGAAAGCACTACTCTGGGAAAAAACACGTACAAGACCGTTCGATGGACATTGCTCAAGAAGTTGACAAGTCTTGGAGAAAGTTTTGGGAAAAAAGAGGTTGCAATCCACCCTCTGTAAGTAAAAAAGTTATTGGGGAATTTCAACTAAAATGTTAGTTCTACGAGATTACCAAACGGAAGCAATCGAGTCAGTAAATCTTTTCTTAAAGCACAAGAAAGGTAACCCTGCCATAGTACTTCCAACAGGATCGGGTAAATCTTTGGTCATGGCAAAAATGATTTCTAACTGGGTTAAGATTTCGCCAAAGATTAGAGTGATGGTATTAGCACATAGAAAAGAGCTAGTCGAGCAAAACTACTTAGAATTAAAAAAGTTAGACTCAGTGCCTGATATTGGAATTTATTCTGCTGGACTAAATAAAAGGCAAACGCAATCCTTGATTACATTCGCAAGTATTGATAGCGTTTACAATAAGTGCAATAGCTTTCAAGTTCAAACTGTTTTTATTATAGACGAAGCACATCGTATCCCAGTTCGTGGCGAGGGGAAATATAGGAAATTAATCGTTGACATGACGCTACGCAATCCAAACCTAAAGGTAATTGGATTGACAGCAACACCGTACCGACTTGGAACAGGTAACATTTGCCACCAAGACTATATTTTAAATGAAGTATGCTACGAAGCACGAATTAAAAAGCTAATCGATGATGGATACCTTTGCCCAGTTCGAACCATTGAAGGAGATCACAGTGAGTTAAATCTAGATGGTGTTCAAAAAATAGCAGGGGAATATAATTCAAAGCAACTATCGGATAGAGTCAATCGGGAGGAAGTGGTTAACCAAGCAGTGGAACACCTAGTGCTCTCTTGTAACAGATACGAGCGAAAAAGCGTAATTGTCTTTTGCATTGATGTAGACCATTGCAAGAGTATTTCAACGAAAATGGAGTCAATGGGTATTAAAGCACCCTATATCATTGGTAAGACCAAAGCAAGTGAAAGAACGTCTCTATTGAAACAGTTTAAGGATGGTAAGGTGCAGTTTCTCCTAAGTGTCGATTGCTTTTTCGAAGGTTTTAATGCACCCGGTGTCGACTGCGTTGCAATGCTAAGACCAACTCAGTCTAAAGGCTTATGGGTACAAGCTATTGGACGAGGCTTACGAACCAAGTCGGGCAAAAGCTATTGCTTGATCTTGGACTACGGAGATAATATACAAAGACATGGGCCAATTGACATGGATCAAATTGGTGACATCGTCTTGGAAGAGTGTAAGCAATGCAGTAACCAATTTAATAAAAGGCTAGGCCAATGTCCTTCGTGTGGTTGGGAGATTCCCAAGCAAGAGCGTAAGCAAATGGAACGACTGGAAGAAGTGGAGAAAAAGATTCACAACGCATTTGCGGCTAAAGGGGAATTATTTGCTTCGCAAAAAGATGTAAAGGTAACCTCCTACTCCGTCCGAGTGCATCGCAAGTTGGGCAAACCAGATAGCGTTAGAATCGACTTCCTCTGCGGGTTAACTACCATTAGCCATTGGGTTACAGTTGAGCATAAAGGATACGCAAGAGACAAAGCTAAGCATTGGCTAAACTCTATGTCTTTACCATTTTACGACTCTTGTACGGAGATGATAAAAGATGAACGATTTCAATCGAAACTAAGTACTATTAAAACACTTTCTATTAACACATCTGGGAAATATCCCGAAATTATATCATATAACTAAAATGCTTAAATCAGATCTAAAAGACGCAAACGCAATGGCAATTATTTGCAACAACCTGTTCGAAAAGCTCCATTACGCAAAAGAACAAATTTTAAGAATGGATGTAAAGGAAAACTCTCCATCCAATCGCGTTCACTACAAAGCAACTATTCAATGGATTGACTCTGCTAAGAGCGAATTGACATGGGAAAAAGAACCTAAGGATGGGGTTAAAAAATGAAAAGATTTGTTGGAATCGACTGCGGGAAAACAGGTGGAATAGTTTCAATTGGCCACGACCAAGAAATTGACCTTAAAGTAATAATGCCGACAATGCCCGATGGGAAAAAGAAGAAGATTAATATAAAAGCATTGAATGACATTATTATTTTTTTAAACGTATTGGAGCCAATCTTTATAGTAGAAGATCCAGGTGGACATGCACCGAGTGCAGCAGGGCTAAGGTCAATGACCTATTCCTTTGCCGTTGTAGAAGCATTACTTGTCGTTAACCAATGTAGCTACATTAATGTGACCGCACGTAAATGGCAAAAGGAATTCTGGACCAAGCCGAAGGAACTAAAAGGCCAAAAGTGGAATACGAAAGAACAAGCTTTAAACAGCGCCAATGAAATATGGCCAAACACCGACTGGAGACAAAACGATCGTTGTCGAGTTGCACATGATGGGATCGTAGATGCGGCTTTGATTGGGATGTATGGATTTAGACAAAAATAAATATATACAATGACAAAAGAATAAGATAACCAACTATTTAATAATAATGATAAGCTACTATAAAACGATAACAAAACCAATACCCGAGCGAAGTATTTCTATTTCCTCTTTCATAGATTTGGTCAAAAGCAATAGCTTTGAATCTATTTGTAATGACATTCGTAGATCTCCGGACAAAGAAACTAGGCAAAGCATAAAGCAAAAATTACCAGCAGTTACCTTTTCCGGTGTTTTCCATAAAAGATCTATTAACTCCATTAAAGAGCATAGCGGTGTTTTAGCATTAGACATCGACACTGATGATAATCAACAGATACTAACTGACACGATCTATGAAGAAACAAAGAGAAGGTTATGCTTAGATCCCATCGTCCACTTTTTCTTTAGATCGCCTTCCGGCGGGATCAAGGTCGGCGTAAAGATTGCAAAGGACCTAGATCAACATGTACAGCACTTCGAGCAACTTTCCCATTACTTTCTTTCCACCTATGGGTTAGTATGCGATAAAGCATGTCGGGACGTTTCTAGGCTATGTTTCGTCTCGCACGATGCAGATGCTTACTTCAAGGAATCCAGCAAAACATACCAACTTAGAATTGCAAAAGTGGAGGAAACAAAAACCTTTCTACCTAGCAATAATGTGTCAGACTTGCCTGGGGATCAATTTAACGCAAAGGTTGATCCATCAGTGCTGCTAATTGAAAATGGTTGGACATCAAGGGATGGGAGATATTGGACACGACCGGGTAAAACTGCTGGAATCTCTGGAACGCTAGGAGTAGTAGCTGAGAACGTTTTCTTTTGCTTTTCTAGTAATGCTTCCCCATTGGAACCAAACAAGTCCTATACGTCCTTTGCCTTGTTTACTTACTTTAACCACCAAGGAAACTTTAAGGAAGCTTTAAAGGAGCTAAATCAAAACGGAATGAATAGCAGCGGGCCAGAGATTAGTCCATCTCTTGTTAAGTCTATTAAAAACTTGGTTGGTGAAGCAATTGAGGAAAATGAAAACAAATGGAAGGAAAAGATTGACCCAGAAGTTCAAGCTGCAATTCAGTTAATTGAAGAGAAATCGGAGTCAGAGGGATTCTTAGCAAGTCTACAAGCCTTGAAGGCAAATGGAGATGCAACGATAGAATCTATGCGGAAAAGATCTCAAGAAGCAGTCTTCATACTTCCAGACGTTGCTCTATCCGGAGACTCTACTCTTATTAATGCTTCGCCAAATACAGGTAAGACATTAATAACACTTTGGCTACTTTCCAAGGGTGATCTAAAGGGAAAGGAAATCTTCTACATTAATGCAGATGATTCATTTAATGGGTCTATTGAGAAAATGGAAGTATTAAATCAGTTTGGCGTTAATACTTTAATCCCAAATGAAAATGGCTTTGGCGTTGACATGTTCGAGGGAATGGTCAAGGGTGCTATTAAAACAGAGTCTGCAAATAAACTTGTATTCGTCTTGGACACACTTAAGAAATTCTGTAGCACAATGAGTAAGGATGAAGCCAGAAACTTTACGTCTTTAATTAGAGGATTTACTCAGGCAGGAGGGACGGTTATTGCATTGGCCCACACTAATAAAATGAAGGATAACAATGGTAAATCAATTGCTGAAGGTGTTTCCGATTTTGAGAGCGATTTCGATTGCGCTTACACTATTGAAAAGCAGCAAGGCATGATGGAAAGCGATAAGCGCATTGTTTGCTTTGAGAATAGAAAGAATAGAGGGCCAAACTCCCTTAAGCTTACTTTCGCCTACGATGGATCAGAAAAAAAGTCTTGGACACATCGATTCCACTCCGTGCAACGTCAAGATAGCGAGAGTGCATCTATTCTAGTCCGTAGGAACGAAGAAGAAACTTTCTTCAATGAAAATGAATCAGTTGTTTACTTTCTTCAATCTAAGATTAGTAATGCAACTGAGGAACCAATTACAAAGTCAGCATTAGAGAGAGAAGACATTGAATTAGATGGGTCAGGATCAAGAAGCTCACGCAGCAAAGTTCTTGCCAGATTCTCGCAAAGAAATGAATTTGAAGACTTTCAACTATGGGAAACCATTCAACTTAAGAATGGCGGAACTGGTTATCAACCCACCAAGAATAAAAAATAATGAATACAATACACTACCTAGAGCATCACCTAAACGCCACTAACATTAAAAGCTATATTAATCCAGCCAATCACATTGGCACTTTAAGCTTTGAAATTAATGGAGTAATCATCGATGCCCAATTCGACATCGATAACAATGGAATCTATGCAATCCAAATCGAAGGGGGATTAGAAGATCTAAAGACTATCACTAAAACATCGACAAATAACCCAATTCAATACTAATTATGAGTAATGACCTATTTAAAGACTTAAAGGAAATGCACGCTAAGTATGGCGTCCATGAACGTATTAAGACAATGTCGAAGGATCAATTATCCAACTTCATGATGTTTCGATACAACTGCTTGGAGGAGGAAATGGAGGAACTAAACTATGCTCTTAAAACACGTGACAAAACTGAAATCGTTGATGCACTGATTGACCTCACTGTCTTTGCCATTGGAACCTTAGATGCTTTTCTAATTGACGGTCAGTTAGCCTGGGACGAAGTATTAAAGGCAAACATGAATAAGACCCCAGGCATTAAACCGGAACGACCCAATCAGTTTGGCTTTCCCGACCTAATTAAGCCAAGCGATTGGATTGCTCCTACTCACAAGAATAACACCGGATTACTATGAGCCCAGAAGAAGTACTAGAAAAAGCGATGCAAGTGCGCATTGCTAAGTCCCAAGACTACCAAAGCTTGTGCTCTACAGTAACACAAGCGCAATACTATCCTCGCGGGATCGAAACGATCTACGATATAATGTGGGGAAAGATGCTAAGGATTAAATCCATAATGGAAGCTACCAAAGCTACCAACGGAGTTAGCCATCCACAGTATGAATCCATACAAGATTCTGCATTGGATTTAATTAATTATGCATCTTTCCTATCTGCCTACATGGACCACGATATCGAAGGCCAAAGTATCTACCAAGATGTATTTAATCGAAACCTAGAAGGTCCTTCTATTCTATGCGAAAGCGAGTAAGCTTAAAAGGTGCATTGTGGATGCTAAGAAAGCATTTGCATGATCATGGTGATGCTGTGACAACCTCAACTTGGCAATCAATGACCAAGCCTCCAGAGTTTCTAGAGGTTCTGCATGCCCATTTTGTGGCACAAATGGAGCAGACGGAAGCAAAGGCAAGCGATGCGGTGGGTGCTAATCAACCATGGGCAAAGGTTCATTTCGGAGAACGGGTTGGTGGGAAACCACTTAACCCGCCTCCTTCGCATTCGATGTGGAACAAGGACACCGAGCTACATCTACTTGCAGATGGAGCATTCTCCCATAGTTACCCAGAGAGAATGTGGTGCGATCGTCACATGTCCGGCATTAGGTTTAAGTTTGGCAACTTATCAGATGCAGTGCAGTTACTTAAGAAAGACCATACCACTCGACAGTGCTATGTTCCAATGTGGTTCCCGGAAGATATATCAGCAGCTAACCTAGGCGAGCGAGTACCTTGCTCCTTTGGTTGGCATTTTTTGTATCGGAATGGAAAGCTCCATTGCTCGTACCACATGAGAGCATGTGACGCAGTTAGACACTTGCACAATGATTTGTATTTTGCAAACTGCTTAGCGATATGGATGAACGAAGCATGTGGGTTGGATGCAGAAATTGGAGATTTACACTTCACCTCTACATCCCTACATTGCTTTTTAAATGAGAAGTATTCAATCAATAAACTAATAAGAAAAGAAAAATGTGTGGATTCGTTATAACAGAAGACAAAAAAAATATAGACCTATACATGTCTATGATTTCTCACAGGGGATTAGATGGATACCAATCCACCTCCACTGTTGGTAAGTTTGGACTTGCCCATTGTGCATTACCGTTTGTTACTTTAGACAAAAAGATTGCTACCCAACCGGTCAACGGTAGGTCAGTCTTCGTCGGTGAGATATTTAACTTCTCCCAACTAACAAATAGAGGCTTACCTACTGACGCTCACTTTATGGATCATGTTTTCCATAAAGAGCCAGGCCTACTTAAGAACTCTCACTTATGGGATGGGTTTTGGTCTTACGGTACTGTTATTAAGAACAAGCTAATCTTAGTTGCTGACTACCTTAGCCAAAAGCCAATCTACTATCGAACAGATATGAAAGCTGCTGCTAGTGAGATTACTCCGCTTTTGGCAATGAAGCACTCGAAGCCAGACGAAGTGTTTCTTTCTAACGTTCGTAAATGGGGCTATTCTCCAGATGGTCGAACACCTTGGGAAAACATTAAGCAACTCGAAGCTGGATGCATGTATGTCAATGGTAAGATAAAGAGGTACTTTAATTGGGACCACGTTCAAACTGGCGATTTGTTCCAAATGATGGAATCTGCTGTTGCCTCTCGATTGCAAGGTCAACATGAGGTTGCTTTGCTGCTATCCGGTGGCTTAGACTCTTCCATTGTCTACGGTTTGGCCAAGAAAGTAATAGATACGATTACCGTTATCCATGTCGAGAACGAAGAAGAGGAATGGGCAAAGCTAGTTCACAACTACCAAGGCGCACAAGATCCATTAGAATCTATTTCTATTAATAAGGTAACTGACCAAGAAGCATTAGCTGCACACCAAACACCTGTAGACCTTGGCTCAGTAAAGCCACAGTTAGCAATGGCCAAGCGAATTAAAGAGCTTGGACTACATTGTGTACTAACTGGAGACGGTGCAGACGAACTATTCGGAGGATACCGTCGGGCAAGCACCTACGATAGCCAACAAAGTGACATCTTTAGCGAACTACCTTACTACCATTGCCCACGCTTAGATCGGACAATGATGAAGCACACCATAGAGCTAAGATCCCCATTCATGCGGTCAGATATCGTTAAGTATGCACTAAACATACCATACTCGGAACGTAATGGGACCAAGAAGGTGCTAATGGATACGTTCGAATCTATTGTTCCGCATGAAGTACTACACCGCGACAAGCGTGCTCTTAAGACCAAAGAGATCTACGAACAACCACTTACACAACGACTACACAACGATTCAATATGGAAAATGATGAATTAAACAAGTGGCACGAACGCTACTTAGGGTTATGTGACTCCATTTCATCGTGGTCGAAAGATCCATCTAGTCAAATTGGATGTGTAATCGTTGGTCGCAATGGTCAAATCTTATCACAAGGCTACAATGGATTTGCACGCGGGATTAAAGATACGATTGAAAGATACGATGTAAGAAGCCTAAAGTACCGATTAGTGGTCCATGCAGAGGCAAATGCTATCTACAATGCATCTAGGATTGGTGTTTCCCTAGAAGGATCTACTATGTACGTTAAAGGACTACCGGTTTGTAACGAATGCGCTAAAGCAGTGATCCAATCGGGCATTTCTACCCTTATCTGCTCATTTGATCACGTTAAACCACAATGGATAGAGTCCTGTGGGAATGCAATCGACATGCTAGAAGAAGCTGGTGTGTCTTACTACCACTTGGGCCCTCTCCCTAGCAAGCTGAGCAAGCTGAGCAAGCTGAGCATAGGTCTGTTATCACGGGAATATAGAGATGTATAAGTCATTGTATATAATACACATGCTCAGCATGCTCAACATGCTCAACATGCCAGACCCTGCTCAGTCATATTCCATTTAAATCACCGCATGCTCAGCATGCTCAATCATAACCATATAAATACACCGATGAGCACATCCATACAAGAAGAACGAGAACTAAAGCAACTACGACTAATGAGAGAGATCCACTTAGGCATCCAAGACTTAGAGTGTCAACTATCTAACGTTGCTAAGAGATACCGAACAGGCATCCGATTACTAAAGAAAGAGATCTCTAACCAAGAGTCCCACTTAGACATGGGTCTATTACCAGGCATGGAAGACACATTAGGCGTTCCACCTGAGATCGCTAAGCTAATCGTTAACCCAGTCCTATCCAATATCCCATCAGACAATAAAGTATGAGAACAGTTAAATTAGTTGAGCAATTGAACTACCCATCACCAATTGTAGACCCTAAGCCAACTCACCACTCCATAGCGTGTGAGATAGCATCCCGACTACAAGAGATGGATGAGCTACTCCCAGGCACTAATGACCATCCACCCGGTGGCATACGGATGATAAGTCGTTTGGCTTCTGTATCACGTAAGTCGAGGAGGGCATACCGACTACTGTTAGATCTACTCTCCAAGCAAGATGCATTAACATTATCTCTACATGATCTGGCAAAGGAACATCTTAACGGCCAGGGGCATCCATGCAAGAGACAAGCATGGCTTCAGAACAATCAAAAGGATGTAGAGCTAATCACTGAGATATGGCCAGAAGTTGGTGATGTATTAGCGGAAGTGATGCAACGTCGACCAATCGAAGAAGAACATGAATCCAATGAATAACACCATACCGCACCGGGTAGCCTTCAGATACTGTGAAACCACCACCCCCTGGAGTCCCGGCCGAGGGCTACGCACTTTTGCGAGATTTTTGCCAAAAGGCTTACTGAACGACAATGACCAATAAACCAACCACATGGCGAGAGGTCGCCGAACACCTCAGGGTAACGGAGTCAACCTTGGCCAAATGGCGTAAGAAGTTCGACAACTGCCCACCCTCGAAGGAACTAAAGGCATGGTCCATTTGGATGGCGGACCATGCTTCTAAGCAGAAGCAAGGTGCTGGCAAGTTAAAGATAGATGGCAAGGAGTATACTGCTGAAGACATCCACGACCTGAAGGCAAAGCTTATTGCTGCACAGGAAAGGCGTGAGAGTGCCATGGCTCAAATTAGAGAACTAGAGCTAGAGCAAAAGAAAGATAACTTAGTGCCGGAGTCGGATGCTGCTGAAGCTGTGGTAAAGCTACTTACTCCTCTTCGAAGACTATTAGATGCACTTCCACGTCAGGTAGCAGCACAGGCTAACCCGACTAACCCATCACTGGCGGAGCTTGCCTTTCGAAATGGCCTAGACGATCGTGTCTTTGCTGAGATCAAAAAGATCCTAAGCAACCACCAAATTAACTAAGGCGCGTTTTATATGAGCAGAAAAGAATTTAAATTAGATTCAAGTGGCTTTGATCGTATGATTAAGGAACTTAGCCGCAAGACTGGAATGAGCTACATGGATGTAATTAAGTCCCAGGCAGGTTCTATTCTAGAGAACACTGCTAGGCGAACGGGTAAGTCTAGTCTTAAGAAGCTAAAGGAAAGCATCGACAAAACTCTAGGCATCTTTTTCACTGCCAGCAATGGGGATAAGATTCGAAGGGCAAAAAACGGTGCAATGATTTACCGAGCATCCAGCATGCCAGCGGGCAAGTGGATTAAGCTTCGTAACACTTACCGAACGAATGCGGTGTCGGCAAAGAAGCCATCATCTGGGGACCTTTCCAAAAAGTACGTTACGCGAATTAACAAAGCTCTGGCTGGTCTTCGCCAAGCAAAGCAAAAGGCATACAAAAAGAAAAAGAGTTCTATTGCAACGTCTCAGGCAAGTTGGTTGCAGATAATGAAAGACCTAAAGATCTCCATAAAGAACACTAGGTCACTGAAGAAGGCAATGAATACAAGGATAAGTACACCTGCTAAAGGTGCGGTAAAGGGAACAAAGATTCCAAGTAAGGATAAGCCACGCCTAATGATATCGAGTCGATCGAAGGCAGCTTTGAATCCATACGCAAAAGGAATTAAAGAATTCAAAAGGTCGTTTAATGGTCAGACAAAAGCCTTTGCAACTGCCGCCAAGAAAGATCTAGAAACATACGCCAAGAAGTTTGCTGCTAAGAATGGGTTCATTGTTAAATAAAGAGCTAGACCGCTTATTCTCCCCACGACAGTTACAACCACCGTCGGAATGGGTCTTTAATAACTGCTCGCTAAGGGATAACATATCGGAACTACCTGGTTCGGTTAAGATTTTTCCCTATGCAGAAGAGCCATTAAACGCTTTGGTCGATCCAACGGTGAACAAAGTAACGCTATGCTGGGGCTCGCAATCTAGTAAGACGACGACCATGTATGCAGGAATAGCTTATTTGCTAAGTGAATTCCCCAAGGACACGCTTTGGATTATGCCTAGTGCGGAGAATGCTCGCAACTTTTCGAAGGGTAGATGGCTACCCTTCATCGAAGATTGCGCCCCATTGCGATATCAATGCCCAGTCAGTGCTGCTTCCGGACGCATGGACATGGACAAGATAACAAACATGCGTCAAGAATTCCTGTCTTGCACCCTAACGTTTGCAGGTGCTGGATCCGAGAGCAATGTGAAATCAGCCCCAGTTGCTTACTTAGTCTTAGATGAGATCGATGAAATTGATTCAGAGATTCGTTTAGCAGCACTAGAACGTATTAAAGGTCGTCGTGACTACAAGATAATACAAACAAGCACGCCGAAGGACGAGACCGGCGGGGTTTGGGAAGAATATATTTATGGAGACCAAAGGAAGTACTTTATGCCTTGCCCTCATTGTAGTGAAGAGATTCAATTCACTTGGAAGCAAGAAGACAAGGAAGGCAAGCCTAGGTACTCAATAGGCTTCGACGAAGATGCAAAGCTAGACGAGGGATATGACTATGAACTTGTTTCCAAGTCGTGCTACTATCGATGTGAGCATTGCGAAGGTAAGATCCTGGATGCACATAAGCCGGGGATGATTAAAGAAGGCTATTGGAAACCCCAGAACCACCAAGCGCCTCCCGGTCACAAGAGCTACCACTTGAATTCAATGTATGCACCAGCACTGACTTTCGCACAGTTGATGATTAATTGGCTACAAGTAAGTGGATCTATTCATGGGTTAAAGAAATTCGTCCAGGGAAATTTGGCAGAGCCATGGAGAGAGGACTGGGCCAACCAAGAGCAATCGGAAGCAAACCAATTAGAGTTGGACTATTCTCGAGGCGAATTAAAAGGTGAGTATAGAATCCTTGCTGCTGATACGCAAACGGATCACTTCTGGTTTGTTGTTCGCGGATTCGATCGCGACGGGAAAAGTTACTTGGTAGACTTCGGTCAAGTTGCTTCCGTTCGCGATCTAGATGAAAAGTTTGACCAGAACTTTTGCCACGCAGCCGTGATTGACTGTGCTGGAGATAGAACTGCAGAAATCTACGATGAGGTTTATAGACGAAGAAACCGTTGGTTTGGTTCTCGCGGCTGGGCAAACCTACAGGGAGACCAACCTTACCGAATGCAAATGAAAGATCCCTACACCGGTGACACTAAAGGAAAAGGAGGCAAGTCCAAGATTAGGTACCTACATGTTAATAAAGGAATCTATGACGAAGAGATGGCAAGACTTAGGTCTGCGCAAATGCCTGGCTTCCATACGTTCTCTGAAACGCCTAGTGTTTACTATGACCAACTCTTTTCTACCTACTGGACGAAGCAAACGGATCGGAGCGGACATATTAAAACGGTCAAAAAGGTTAAAAGGGGAAAGGGTGATCACCTTTGGGATTGCGAGATTTTAGCCAGAGCTTTGTCCAAGTTCCTTGGCATCGCTAGAATTGACCGCCCACAAACAGTCAGTGGCGATGGTGAGCAGCAAGAGCCAAAAACCAACAAGAAGCAAAAGGCCCAAAGCTTCTGGGGTTAAATAAAATTTGAAATAATTCAAAATAGGGGGTTCTCAAGATCGGTTTGTTGTGGTATAGTCATCCTATCTTAATCTAAGATACATTAATAATAACCAATCAATAAAAAATACTATGAACAACATCTCCATCATCTCGACTCACACAACACTCACTTCCGCAATCGAAGCTGCCGGTGGCCTCAATCGCGAATACAACCAACGCGAGTTCGACAAAGAAGTTCGCCGCACTGAAAAAGGAGCAGCCAAAAACGAGTTTTATGTAATTGAATATCTCGGCAGAAAAACAGTTATTTACCACTTCAGCGCTGACATTAATTTGCTTAACGCTTTTTCTCCATACGGAGCGACTCTTAGCTCATCCACTCAAGTCGGCTATCTCAAAGGCGAGGAAATTGTAATTTCAAAATGCATCGACAACAGTAGATCCAACCGCAAAAAGATCGCAGCCATCCAAAAGACTCGCTCCGATTTCTTTGTCATCAACTTCTAATTCACCCGAAAATTGGCTCGCTCCTAAACGGAGCGGGCCACATTTTCACCTCTATTAATAATTAATAATATGAAACTATCAGACTACACCCACGATCTCGAAGGTCAAACCCTTTTCGTTACCTTCAACAATCGCCCTCAGCATTGGCAACAGCACGAATATATTATCGTTGGTTCTCGAGCCATTCACATTGGCGCTCGCAACTACTGGTGCAGCGTTCAAGGCAGCTTCGAGCAGCAAGAGATTGCATTCTCTAGCGATATCGAAGTCCGCGACGGATCGCTTTACATCGCCGACACCTACGCTGGCGACTTACCTTCCAGCTCCGTTCTTAAGTCCGAGCATACTTGCCAAGAATGGAAGTTTTGGACCGTCGCTTACTCGGTCCCCGGTAAGATCATCGAGGAAAACGTCGGCTTCAAGGGACGCAAGGCTGCTATCGAATACGCCATGGCATTTGACTTAATGGACAAAGTCGGCATTAAATTCATTTCCTGCACTGCTCGCAACTTAGCTTAAATTTTTTTATAATACGATGAGCATAACACTTTTAAATGCAATTCGCGATTCACACTCGCGTGAAGCTATTGTTCTCCTTGGAGATTGCCACGATTCCCGAGTTGCGCTTAGTCGGAAGCAAGCACGTGACATCCTATGCGATTTCCTAAAGTTAAAGGATACTAAGGTTCCTGGCTACTTTTACCGCGACGATGATTACTTGGTAGCAAGCTTAGATCCCAATAATCATTTAACAATAGGATAACAAAGTTTTTAGATTAAGTTCGGTGTAGGCCGACTCGTTTGGGTTTATTGGTATTTTCCTATTCGAGTCGGCCTTTTTGCGTGTTTAACCAAGTTGACAACGAATTCGATGTTAAGATGGCATCCTTAACAACCACCGCTCAACTGGTATCTATTAGAGACAAACTTCTGCTTGCAATTGGAAAGCTTGCAGAGGAAGGTGTTACTTCTTACAGTATCGGCGACCAAACATTCTCTCTGGCCGACGTGGGAGACTTACTTAATCAAGTGGAAAGGCTTGATAAGTTAATTGCTTTAAAAGATCGAACACTTGGACTTCGTGGAAGGAACCGAATCGATTTGATGAACTACAATGGCTAAGAAAAAAACAAATACATCTAAGTTCGGATTTGCGGCTAAGCAATTCTGGAAAGCTTTCCAAGCATACGACGCGGTTAAGAGTACCCGATACCGTGCGAGCCGTGGCAGTCAGCCAATTCGAAGCGAAGAGTTGGAGCTACCTTCGTACGATCGGGATCGAATGATTTCGACCTGCTTAGAATTTAGGCGGAACAACCCAGTCGTTGCTTCTTTATCTCGATTGCGAAAGGCAGACATTGTAGGGCGTGGTTTAATTCCACAGCCTGCGACTGGAGACGATGCGGCCGATGCAGCTATCCTAGATAAATGGAGAGAGTTTGCAGACTCTCCGGAGATCACGGGTCAGCTGGACATGAGAGAGCTTCAACAGCAAATGATTGACTCTCTACTGTTCTACGGAGACTCCGGATTAATAATGGGAGACGGCAAGGTTCAGTTTATTGATGGAAGTCGAATTGGCAATCCATCCGGGGAAACTACTACCAATGAAGAATCTAGCTTTCAGAATGGCGTCGAGATCGACAAGGTAGGCAAGCCAATTTCCTATGCAGTTGGCAACCGAGTATCCGGTACACTGAGAGACTTCCGACAGATACCAGCTAAGGACTTTATTCCCTTCCTACGTCGCATGAGACCCAACCAATACCGCGGCACACCGGAGCTCGCGCCTGTTATCAATACCCTTCAAGACTGTGACGAATACGACCGCGTAGAGATGATGGCAGCAAAGGTCAGTGCTTCCCTTTCGGTTGCGGTTAAGCGTGAAAGTAGTTACGAGTTCGAGCTTCAGAACCGGATGGATGCTGGCAACCAAGACAGCGGCAGAAACTTAGAACAATTCGAGCCTGGACAATTCCATTACATGGAGCCAGGTGAAGACGTTTCCGTCATCTCATCCAATGGACGTCCAAATGTTGATGGAATTCAATTTGTTAGCTATATGCTACGCAAGGTTGGAAGTGCAGTTGGTATTCCATTAGAGTTTCTACTGATGGAAATCGGAGGATCTTCCTTCTCGGCTTCCCAAGGTGTTGTATTACAATACCAACAAACAGTTGAAAGCTACCAATCCGATCTCATCAAGGTAATGGACAAGCTTTATCGGCGTTGGTTATCCCAGGTGATTGCTAAAGGCGAAGTGGACATTTCGAATGCTACATCCCCATTTGGAGTTCGTTGGCAACGTCCAGCCTTCCGGTGGATCAACAAATCAGCGCAAGTTAAATCGGACATGGAGTATTTTAGGGCTGGTGCAATGTCATTAGATGATATTACTGCCCCGTTCGGATACACTGCCCAGGAGGTTCTAATCAGGAAGGCACAAAACATTAAAGAAGCAAAAAAGATCGCAGCTGAGAACGACTTAGACTGGCGAGAACTAATAAATCCATTCCAAACTTCAATGAGCGGAAGCTATGAAGAAATGATTGGCGAATCTACAAACTTGACAACAACATCCTAAGCATAATGGAATTTAAATCAAAATCATTCGACTCACCTGAGCAATTTGCCTTTGGAGTCGAAGATATTAACAAGACGAAAGTTAACGCTGAGAATGGTATCATGACCGGTGTTTCCTTGATCTCTACAGGCCCTGCACTAGGTCATGAGCTTTACGTTGATGACGAATCAATCGAAACTATTCTTAGCAGTCTTGGGGATAAGTTACCTGCTTACATTACACATAGCGGGGCTTTGTTTTCCGATCGGCTAACTAATGAGATTGGTATGTTTCAAAACTTTAGGCAAGATGGGAATCGTTTGCTAGCTGACTTTGAAGCATTTGAGTCTTTCATGAAAGATGACGAGCGTGAATATAATCGCCTATTCGAAATGGCTGAAAAGATGCCAGAAAGATTTGGATTATCTATTGTTTTTAGTGCTAAATCAGCCTGGTCAACTCCGCATGGTGATGTTTATACCGTAGATCAACCAGACGACGCAATTTTTGACTATCCATCGATAAGAGCCGAAGAAGTCTCAAGTGCGGACTTTGTGGATACACCAGCAGCAAACGATCGAGGACTATTCTCCAGTAATAAATCTAAACCCTACTATATAATGACCAAGTTAGAACTATCCGAAAGGAACGAAGTTCTAGAAGCTGAAAACACTAAGCTTCTGGAAGGAACAACAAACGCTGCACTTAGCGTTACCGATTCAGAGGCTCAAGTTGAGTCTCTTGAGATTAAGTTAAGCGAAAAGGAGGACGTCATGTCTACTCTTGAAGCTGATCTTGCCTCCAAGCTAGAAGACATTGCAGATATTGAGTCTAAAATTTCAGACATTAAGGAAGAAATGGCAGAAAAAGATGAAGTAATCGTTAAAAAGGACGAAGAAATCAAAGTCGTTAAAGACGAGAATTTGGGCCTAGGAGCTAAACTAGACGAACTAAGCGCTAAGGTATTGTCCTTTGAATCCATTATTAAAGGCTCTAAAATGGTCGAAGTTTCCTCTGTAGAAGAAGAAATCTACGAACCAAGTAAGTCTAGCCGATCTAAAGTCATCTCTGAATTTGCTACCGAAAAAGGAATTTCCGAGTTCTCCGCAACAATTCGTCTGGGTAAAGAACGCCCAGAGCTATTCACCTCTTGAATTTTAAGAATTCCATCCTAAAGTATAGGAATTCTAATAAACTAACAACTACATACTAAAAAATTATGTCAGCTACAACTGTTCAAAACAATACCCGCACCTTCGTCGCAGGAGAAGCTCTCGCAGCTTATCTGCTCGTTAAGGTTGAATCCGACGGCACAGTAATCAAAGCCACAGCAACAGCAGCAGAGCCTAAAGTAGGTTTTACTGTCGCTCCTGTCGCTTCTGGTGCAGCCGCTAATATCTCTCTCACTCACGGCGGCGGCACAAGCTACGGCACCGCAGCAGAAGTTCTCGCTATCGGCGACATCGTTTACGGCGACGCTGCAGGTAAGCTATCAGCTTCGGGTTCGAGCGGCGACAAAATCGGCATTACTCTCACAGCAGCGACTGCGGACGGCGACGTTATCGAAGTCACTCCTATTCACTCTTAATCATTAGAATTTAATAATATGAGCTTATATACATCAGCAAGTTTCAACCCTATCCTCTCGGAAGCTCTAAACAAAATCGGTGAAAACCGTTTTGTTGGGACTCAAATCCTTCCGGTTCGCAACGTATCGACCAAAAATGGTCAATACCCAGTCTTCGGCGCCGCACAATTCGACAACAACGCTTCTAAAGCGCGTGCTGCTGGATCTCTTTTTGCACGTCAAGACTTCTCCTACGATCAAGCCGATTACCTCTGCAAACAATACGCACTTGAAGGCGTTCTTCCAGACGAAGACGAAACTCAAGCTAATGCTGATGGTGTTACAGATGCAGCCGCTTCGATTGCTCAAAAGCTCCAACGCGACCTAATGGTTGGTCACGAGCTTCGTGTAGCATCCACCATCGCGGCTGCTGGTTTCAACGCTACGGCAGCAACTGCAGCAATGAGCGCAGCCGGTGCCAAGCCAATCGAAGATATCCAAAATGCAGTTGAGCGACTCAACGGCAATGGTTTCTATGACGGTCTAGCTCTTATCATTGAAACTAGCTTGTTCAATGAAATGATCAACACGGACGATGTTCGCGGGATCTTTAATGGCAATGGTCAGTACAACAACCGTCAAGTAATGCTTGATGCATTCGGTGTTAACCAAATCATCATCTGCCCAACTCGCTACAACAGCGCTGCAAAGGGCAAAGCAGCAGCACGTACCAAGAT